CTTCACCATCATAAACATCTTGTAGAGTGTAAGGAAACTTAGTCATGAGAAGTTATTTTTATAAACAGTATTATAATATTCTTTAGGAGATTTGACAACATCTTCATATTGAGACTTAATATTCATACCATCCTGGAATGCGAGTTTCTTACGATCAACAATGTCATCAGGTAGTTGTCCTCTGAATGCTTCCTGTAAGATTGCTTTGGGTCTTGATTTACCTTCCCACACCATCTCTTGACTCAATCCAAGTGCTGTCTCTACAAGGTGTGTATTCAAGAATGGTAGTCTACATTCAATACCATACCTCATAAAAATTTTATTACACCTAGAAAAATTCTTACGATGTTGTGTTCCAAATAAATCTATTCTATAGTTTGTCCAACCCTTGTCTTTGATACCATGGTAACTCATACCATATGATGCCCAGAGTTCATCACTCCCTTCACCAGACATAATGACTTTATATCCATCTTCTCTGATTGCCCTGGCCAGTTGAATACAAGGGTATCCAATTTCTACCTGAGCCTTGTATGGCATCTCAATTGTTTTGATGACATCATCAACATCATCTTTTGATGGAGGTTGAACTTTAATCTCCCTCAACTCAACTCCCAAATATTTAGCAACTTCCCTGGCTGACCTTAAATCCTTTGACTTCTCATCAAAGACTGCAGTGTATGTGACAAGGTTAGGTATATGTTTAGAGGCAACCAATGTGGTGATAGCTGAATCAATACCACCAGAAAGGAGACATGCTACAGGAACATCAGAGACAGTTCTCTCATATGACCCAAGAACAATGTCATCATGTATCTGGTCTCTAGACCTATCAAAGTCCCACGACTGACTGTCTACAATACTCTCACATATATCATACCACATACCCTCTTCCACCTTATAGTCAGAGGTAACCTTTAGGTAATGACCAGGTTTCAACATCTCAATGGTCTTACCACTTTCACCCAATGCATGAAGTCCTTTCATCTCAGAACAGAAACTGAATGATGGAAACAGACCAGTAAGTAGAGAATAATGAAGTGGTACTTCACCATGTCTATCTCTTACCAATGTAATAGAACCATCATTCTGAGTAAAGGCAATGGCAAACATACCTTGTATCTTATTCAGACCATCTAACCCATACCTATCCAGAATGGCACACAATACTTCTGTATCACCAGTTGTAGTGGTATCTAACCACAGTTCTTCTCTCAGTTCTTTGTAGTTCCAAATAGTACCATTGAATACCATGGTGGTATTGCGGTATTTGAATGGTTGGTTTGAATCACTACTGGTGTCAATAATAGACAGACGAACATGTCCAAAATAGATGTTATCCATTTGGACTATATCTTGGTTATCTGGACCCCTATGTACAATGGAGTCCAGACCTTTTTGTATCTGAGGGATATCAAACCCTCCAATGATTCCACACATTATTTGATTGCAAGCACTCCAACAAACTGATGGTTTCTCCAGAAGATTTGACAGTCTTTGAAACCGGCTGTCATAATCATATCTTTCATCTCAGTCCATGTATTGGGTTTCAACATGTCACGAAGTTCCCTCTCCTTATCCATAATCTGTTCAGGAGTAAATGACTTCCTCTTATGGTCATAGTAGTTGAATGTCATAAGTTCTTGGAAGAATGCATTCTCACACATCAACTTCTCTGCAAAGATAAAGGCACCACCTTCATTCAGACCATTGAAGATCTTATTGATGGTAGCTTGTCTTGTAGTCTTTGGCATAAACTGTAGAGTGAATAAAGATGTCACCAAAGAACAGTTGTTAAACTCATAACTGGTAACATTACCACGGACCCAGTTTAGAAGTGCCCAAGGATAATCCTTACGGATCTCAACATAACGATCCTCAAGGCTATCATAGAAACTACCAGCAAGTTCCACACCAACATACTGGGCATGCTCACGGTTGGGATTGTTGGCGATAATCATCTTGGTAAGTTTACCTGTAGAGCAACCAACATCTACGACTTTAGTATGGTCTTCCACAAAGTATCGCGAGAACGATACAGTATCCTCTAACAGGTTTGAATATCCACGGATACTATCATTGATATGATTATCAAACCCCTCTGGAGAATGTGCGAAAGAAAAGTCGTATGTCATTTACCAACTCCGTAGTCTGGTGCGGATTCTGTTTCAAGTTTTTGAATCTCTTTTGCTGCTTTTTCAAGCTCAGATTCAATCTGTGTATCCAGTGTGCCAATGACTTTACGGATGTCAACAATACGTTCGGGGACACAAGTGGGATCATAAGTATAAAGATCCTGTTCTCTATAAAGCACTTGGCGAATAGCAGCTGCTGTTCTTACATCAAATTCAAGTTTAATCATTCTTTCTCCTCAAGTTTAACACGATAAACAGTACGACGAGCAAACCGTTGATCAATTTTTACTTTTCCAATATACAATGCAGTGATCCAGACGGTGAAAAGAAAACCGTCAAACCATCCCATTGAGTTCCACGCCTCTGCTGCATCCATTACAGGTCTCCCTCCTTACGGTTTTCGGAATAATGAACATCAAATGTTCCTTCAGGATACCGTGCAGACAGTTTCTCAACATTCATCTCCAGAATTTCATCGAATGTAATATCAAGTGCCATACATGCCTGAGCAACATACCACATGATGTCACCCAGTTCACGCTTCATATGAAACGCATTATCTTCGTTGTAAGGTTTACCTTGAAGGAAGATCTTCTTGACTACCTCAGTAAACTCACCAGCCTCTGCACTGATACCCAGTGCTGCAGTCAGTAGTTGTGGTACATTACAATCATCTTTGACTTCTAGTTCTGACAAACGAGATGCAAGAGTAGGATAGTCAAGACTAGGTTGACTGGTAGTTTGTCGTACAAAATCAATATACTTGTTTGGATCAATTTTTTTATTTGTATCCTGAGTCATAGTAAATTTAGTTCCTTCGGGTGTTTCCTCTTTATTAATTGAAATAGTCATATTAGAACTTAAATCCCTCAAAAGATTTCTTGGGTTTCTCCTCGTAATTATACTCTTCTTCTTGTTTGTTGTCAATGAGGTCATCCTGTGCTGTCTGCTCACAATCAAACAGTCTCATCTTGGCACGGTCGATACCAACCACAAACCTCTTGTAGATACTGAGATCGTTGTATCTGTTCTTGAGTTGCTTTACAAGTATCTGTCCCAAGGATTCGAGCTCTTCAGTCGAAATAAGGGCAAACATAAGATCAGCAGTAGCAGGGAGACCAAAGGACTCACTAGTGTCAGTAAGCTCAACGTCAGAGCTACCATAACCAGAACGAGTGGTCTGGGTGGCAGATACGATAGGTACGTTCGCCTCGCAAGCAAGTCCTCGAAGTTCTTCAGCAATTGCCTTGACAACTGTATATGAATTGACATTACTACCTGCGCGATACCTTTCGGAAGCACATATATTAAGGTAATCAACGAAAATAATATCAGGTCTAAATGACTTCTTAAGTGCAAGCTCATTAAGAAGTGCCCGAAAATGTCCACTATGTGCAGAAGCAGTTGGATACTCCTTAATAATTAGTGACCCTTGAGTTTTTTGTGACAGTTTTGTCACCTTTTCCTCAAACATTCCCTTAGGCAGTTCAGTTATCTCTTGGATAGGTATATTGAGAAGGTTAGCATCAATTCGCTCTGCAATTTTTTCTTCAGCCATTTCAGCCGTGATATATAATACGTTTTTCCCTCCCAAGAGTGCGGACGCTGCGACATGGCACATAAACAAACTTTTGCCGACACCAGTGCCAGCGAGAGCAATATTAAGCGTTTTGTTCGGAAGACCACCTTTCGTAATCTTATTGAAATACTCAAGATCAAATGGAATCTTGTCTTCTTTGCGATGGTATGATTCATATCTCTCTTCATAATCGAGCAGGTAGTCATGTCCCACATGAGCATCAAAAGAAACTGCCAGAGCCTCTGACAGAATACTAGGGATCGCATCACGATCCTTCTTGTCATCCTTTCCATCAGCAAGTGCGATGGACTCCATCAGTGCCAGATAGATAGCACGATCACGACACCACTTCTCTGTGGTATCACACAACCATTCATAGTCGGTAGCAGAATCCTCAAGATAACTGATTAACTTAGTAATCTCTTGGAAAGAAGTATCGTTGATGTCTTGTCGTTTCTCTACTTCAATACAAAGAACTTCTTTGGTTGCAGGTTGATTATATTCACTTACGAATTTGACAATCTCTTCAAAAGTAATTTTCTGATGAGGATCCTCAAAGTAATCTGATTTAATGAAAGGAACAACCTTACGAAGATACTCCTCATTATACAGCAGATTTCTTAGAATTAGGATTTCAACTTTGTCCATGAGGGATATCGAATACAAATGTGATGCGTGTCTCGTCACCGATGTTAACGGTGCCGTGAGGTAGTTTGTTGTTGAACCACAGAAGAGTTCCTGGTTCAACAATGACAGTTTCTTTGCCGCAGAAATATTGATACCTTCCAAGTATGGAAAGGTGATACCTGTTTCTACTCAGGTAATAAGTCCCTTCGTCAATATGTGCTCCTAC